TAACTCTCCGGTCTGCTCTTTACTTTTTCCGCTTGGTTTCGTTCTCGGGCGACTCCTCAGCAACCGCGTCCACGTTCCGGTAAACCCGGTACGACACGGTGATTTGAACGAGCTTGTCGGTCTTGAGGACCGGCTTGAGCACGGGCACCATTTCCACGTCCGGCCCACGGTCCCCCGGATGCTTGGGCTGCATCTCGCAACGCACCACCCGCCGGCCGCCCTCCGTCCGATACATCGGCTCAAACAGCTTGCCGTCGTTGGTGAAGCCCACCAGATGCCGGCAGTAGCCGTGCTCGTCAAGGTCCCCATCCTCGCAACCGTAAGGGCAGAAGTTGACCTTCTGCCCGGTAATGGCTTCGGTTTTCGCCTTCATCAGCGGGGTCAGCTTCGACCGTCGCTGTTCAGGGGACACGGCAAGTTGTGCTACGTCGGCCATGGTTTGACTTCTGCTCCATCATGTGGCATATTTGAAGGTCCGCATTTCCCTTTGGAGAGCAGACCCATGAGCGATCTTTTCGGCAAAGAGGTAAAGAAGTTTTGCGTCGATTGCAAGGACTTCTTCCCTCTCACGCACTTTGCCCGCCAGTACAACAAAAAAGTTGCCCGCTGGTACCGGGGCTCCATCTGCAAACTTTGCCGGGCACGTCGTTGCCGCGAGTGGAACGCCAAGCATTCGAAGGGCAAGCTCTTGAACCAAAATCTGGTCAAGAATTTTGGCATTACCCTGGAACAATTCAACGCTATGCTCGCGAGCCAAAACGGCGTTTGCGTCATCTGCGGCCAACCACCCGAAAACACCAATCAACGCAATCATCGCCTGCACGTAGACCATTGCCACACCTGCGGGGCGGTGCGCTCGCTTCTGTGCTCGAAGTGCAACAATGGCTTGGGTTGCTTCCGCGATGATCCAGCCCTCCTTCTTAAAGCCATCTCCTACCTAAACGCCCACACACACAATCCCGGCAGCCGCTCCTAATTTTGTGTTAGGAGGGGTAAGTGGTCCCGGTTGCCAAAACAAAGTGGCATCGGCGGTTCTTCGTAATCCACTGAAATGTGGAATCTAGGAAGTGTGCTGAAATGGTATGTTGGCCGGGGTACACAGGAACGTGGGTCTCGCGAAGCCACCAGCCGCGCAGAATATAAGACTTAAACCATCCCCAATTCACGCCATAGACCGGATTGGTCGTGTCGGCTTCCAGTTTCGGCACCCACGTCACGGGCACGCGCCGGAAGAGGGTCATGCCGTCCTTCGAAGCGATGTCGTTGCCGAGGTTGTCGTTCTGGCCTTCCAGCGCCTCTTCCAACGGGCCGATCACGCCGTAGTTCGTGTAGAACCCGTATTGGTCCCCGGTGTTGAAGGTGGGGATGCCATCGACCGGCGGTTGGAAGTCGGTGAAGGTCGCTGCTTTTCGCCAGTGGCGAATCAGGTCGTCGCGCGACACGCTGACATACTGGTAGGTCCAGTTATTCCAGCGCGGGTACGTGGTCGGGTTGAGGCCAATGGTCGTGTAGCCCGTGGGCGCGCCACCAAAGAAGCCTTCGCTGGCGTTCTTCACGATCCACGTGTTGATGCCCCACGGAGTGAGGTTGTCGTTGGAAGCGACTGGCGGCCCCCAGAAGAAAGCTTCCATCAACTCCGCGAGGCTAATCATCGCGTCGATGCGCCGCGACTGCACGAGGTTGACGATCCGCGACGGTTCCGAGTTCATCGAGATTTCTTGCCCGATGATCGCATAGTTGGTCGTCACGTTCCGCCAATCGGCGGTCGCCTGAACCATCGTGTCCACGATGTTCACGGAGTCCGAAGCGCCCAGGCCCACGGCAGCCGAGGCTCCCGACTGAGCAACCTTCACGTCCCACTGAACGCCATAGCCCGATTGCAGCTCCACGCGGTTTTTGCGGAGCAGGTTCCGCATCGCCGTGTGCCGCTGAAGGTCAGTGGCAATTTCCGTGAAGCGCGGCTTGCCAAGGTCGCGAAGCGTGGTGTTGACCAGATCGCCGAGCTGGGAGGCGGTCAAAGCATTGGGAGTCGGAATTGCCATGGATTACACTCTCACTATCTGCTCTGCCTGATTTCACAGAAAGTCGCCGTCGCCGACCGCACCGTTGGTTTCCTGGCTGCCGGCCCAGTCACGTTGAATCTCGCGCACCGACTCTTCGGCCCGCTCCTTGCCTTTTGGTTCCGGCGCGCCGTTGCGGTGCGTGGGGCGGTTGAGCGTGGCATCCGACCACGCTTCGGTTCGCTCCTTGATCGGGTCGGGAATCGAAGCCTTGGGCGCGGGCTTCGTCCCGCCGCCATAGATAAGCTTGATCGCGCGTTCCACCTTGGCTTCGAGCGTGCTTTTGCTTGCGTCGCGCTGCACCAAAGCAAGCACCGCAAGCCGCCGCTCCATGTGGGGATCGTTGGCTTGGAGGTCCCGGCCGCGCCCCGCCCCGAAGTGCTGCTCATACCGCGCGAAAACTCGGTCCACGCGGTCGGCAATAGTTTCACTCTGCCGCATGCTTTCAGCGGCGCGGAGTTGGTCGATCACGCGGTCTTGCTGGGCCACGCGGTCGGCCAGGCTCTTGATGTGCCCTTGCAGGGTCTTGAAAACCTTGGTCGCAACAGGGTCGAAACCCTCTTTGGCCAGGTCGACGCCCAGGGGAAAAGCTTCAGGTGAACCACCTGGTTCACCTGAAGTCATGACGGCCTCTCGCGAAGGCTGTTGCTCGATGGCTTGCTGGTCGCGCGCGGTTTCGTGAATCAGCTCGTGCGTGCCTTCGACTCGCTGAGCGGCTACCTTCCGCTCGATGCCGCGAACGGCTTCGGAGAGCTGCGCGGTGGAAAGAATCTGAATGGTTTCGTCGGACAGCCCATATTCCAGCGCGTCTTGAACGAGCTTGGGAGGGTGTCCGGAGACTCGCTCTTGGGTCGAGAACTGCGGCTCGACTTCGCCGGCCGGGTCCTCAGCGGCTTTGAAAGTGCCGTCCGGATTGCGCAGGCGGTCAACACGCGCCGGCTTTGGAGTTTCCTCCGCAGCCGGCGCTTCACGTAAGGGTTGCGACTCAGAAGAAGATGGAGCGGTGACTCCAGTAGGTTCCCCTTTCGGGGCAGGAGCCACCGCATCAGTGATTTCGCCTTCGCCAAACTCGTATTGTTCGGCGAGAGAGGGTTTCTCGGTGCCTTGCTTGGCCTGCTCTGCCACGTCCTCGCGCTCGATTCTCTGCTCTGAGCAATCGGGTTGATGCTAAAGTTAGAGACGAGCTTGGAAATATGCAAGACTGAAAATCATAGAGCCGGTGTTTCACATGGAGTTCAGCTGCCGAATCGACCCCAGTTTGCGGCTCTCCCGCAACACCATGCCGGCCCTATGATTAGTACCCCATGATGAAGTATTCCAGGATCGGAGCGCCCGACTGCGGGCAGTATGCGTAGGGCTTGCAGTTGCCGTACAGCGGGATCAAGCCCACGTCGTTCGGTGCCAGCTCCGCGATGATCGAGGAGCCTTGGTTGCCGTCCACAATGCGGATCGTGGATGCCAAGTCATTGTTGTAAAACCACGCATAATGCGGGCTCCCTGCAATGCCGGTTCCTGAATTGGTTGCCGGGACGAGGCCGCCGAGCGGGACGACCACGGCATTGCTGCCCACGCTGGAGCCAACCGACAACTCCCCATACGAAGAGAAGTTGCCCGCCATGTTGCGGAGCGCGCCCAGCATCGACCGGGCAATGGCGGCCGTCATACTGGACGGCTTGTAGAGCGAGACCGAGACGTTCAGCGTGATTTCATTTGCCAAGGTTCCCTTTTCGTTTCCCTGCTCTTATAACCGGCCTTCGACGAGCCGCTGCTGCAACACCATCTTAACGATTCGCTGCGGGTCGCCATCCATCCGAACCCAGCACGCGCTCTTCGTCGTGCCGGTGTTCACGAGCACTTCTTCCCCGTGCAGGGGTTGCCACAGCGCGCCATAACAAAAGCCGGGCGCGCCGTCTTGCGGGCGCTGGCCGCCCATGTGATGCATGATGAAGCGGGGCGCGTCACTGGTGAGCAAGACCGGATCGGCCAGCTCCACTTTGACCTTCTTCTTTTGGCCCAGAACGACCGGCGTAACCAGCGTTCCGAAAACCGCGCCCACGGCACCGAGAAACCAGCGACGATCCATGGCAGCTCCTTGTTTTGAAGAAAGTGCCTGCCCGTCGTTTGCCCAAGGAATCGAACCAAGTGGCCGCTTGCGCGGCAGAGCCTCCATCAGGAGCAAACGACGGGCAAGGCTTGGTTGTCAATATAGCGTCCGGGGGTCGGGCTGAGGAGGAATGTCCCGCTTGGTTTGCCCCGGCTGCGCATCGCCGTATCCGCCGGCTTTGTCGAAGAAGCCGTATTTCTGCATGTACCGCTTGCGATGCTCGCGGGTCCGAAAGATCGGCCGGCCATCGCGCCGAAACTCAGTGGGCACGCCCTTCTTCTCCGCGTCGTCGGTCGCTTCCTTCACCTGCTTGGGATGCACGGCCAGCGCATCGCTCACCAGCGGCTTCCAGCCGATCAGGGAGCAAGGATCTGGCGCTTCGGGCGCGAAGGCCCGATCAAACTCCTCTTCGGTCATGAGCTGGCCCATGACTTCAAAGCGAACGCTGCCGTCGTCCAGCGTGATCTTCCTCATACCGTGCCCCTTGTGCCAAGGACGTGTTGCTGCCGGCGCTTCAATTCGCCGGCCTCTATGTGGTTGTCGCGATGAGCCGCGTGTGCGTCAATCAGCGCGTCCTTTTCCTTCATGGTCAAGAGGTCCCAATGCTTCTTGCAGCAGAAGAAGCTTGAGGGAACCCGCACGTCGCAACCGTGCCACGGACACTTGCGAGACATGAATTTACCCTCCGTTGGGTTCAGGTGAACCACCTGACTCACCTGGCGGTTTAAGCCGCCTTCCCGTTCATGCCGGGCTGTTGTTGATGGGCGTTCTGCATCGCTTCGACCACCTCTTGCTCGCGCCCGCCCGGCGTGTCGTTGCCGAGTGACCGGCGGACATACTCGCGTGATGTCTGGGGCGGTTTGCCCGGCGCTTGCGGGGCGGCCTGCTGGGCATCCGCTTGCGGCGGCGCGGTGAAGGTGACAATCTCTTGAAGGTCGGGCATGTCGTTGTACTTCGCCAGCTTCTCCAGAAAGGCATTGAGGTCGAACGATACGCCTTGCTGCTGGAGCATGGGCATCAGCGGCACGATGATGCCGGTCGCAAGCTGGGTGAGCGCCTGGCTCCGCTGCTGCGGGGTTTGATGCTGGAAGGAGTAAGGATCAACCTCAATGTCCAGGTCCGACCACCGCGCCTGCATCCGCTGCTGCGGGGTGACGTGCCGGATAATCTCGTGATCGGGCATGCCCGGGATCGGGAACTTCGACCGCATGACTTGCTGCGGATGATGCCACCAGTACCAGCACAAATTGCTGATCGCCTTCGAGGTGAAGCCAATGGTCTTGCCCTGCATCGACGCCAGGCCGCCGGCCGCATTGCCCGCAAGGAGCTGATCCTGCCCAAGCGTTTTGGACTGCGGGGCCAAGCCGCCCAGCATTTCCAGGTTGCCAGCCATTTTCATGAACTGCTCTTGGAAGTGCATGGCTCCCTGGAGTAAGGCAGGGGCAGGGCCGCCGAACACCACCGTTCGAGCCCGTTCAGGGTTGTCATTTCTAACAATGTCGCCATCGTTAGCGTTCTGGGTGCGACTCCCATCCTCCATAGCTCCGCCGGCCACGAGCAAGACTTCCTTAAGCCGACCCATTTGACGGTCAAGTTTTCGGTAGGCACGGTTCACCGTTTCATGCAGGTCCACGAGGTCTTGAATAGGTCCCTTGAACATCGAGTTGCCGGGCACGATCTGCTGGCCGAGGATCAGGTACGGGCCGGTGTTTGGTCCGATCCACTCTTGTTCGCGGAGCGCCGTCGCCATCGACAGACCCGAGCCAATAGGAGCAGCACCAGTGAGATTGTCGTCATGGAGAGTTACCACCAAGCGCTCGTGCGGCAGGTAGATTTCCCAAAGGTCTACCCAGTCCTTGTACTCTTGCGAATCGACCGCGTAAGGCATGCGGAGCAGGGCGCTAATCCGCTCGTCGCCCTCCAGGTTGTAAGGGTTGTCCGAGGAGGGAGCGACTTGCTCGCGCGCCTGCTTGTTGAAGATTTTCAGCTCGCGCACCACGTCCAGCGGCACGCGGAAGCGGTGGCCAATGTAAGTCACTTCCGAAAACTTCCGCGCGTGCACGTCGAAAACGAAGTCGTCCAGGTCGATCGACTCGGCGAAGGGAGTGCCGGCTTGCAGGTTCCAGGAATAGAGGGCGGAGTCGGCCGGCGAGGCGAGCGCGATCTTCATGATGCCGATGGAAAACAGCGAGTCGATCACCACGCGCTGGAGCGTTTCGGCAAACTCCATGTGCACCATTTCGCGGTTGGCCCAGGCGTTCATCGCGTGGACCATCGGCTTATTTTGCTGGTCGAAGGTCGAGAGCAAGACGCGCGGCTCTTGCGGAGTGAGCTGGCGGCCGACGATTTGCACGTACAGGGACAGGAGGTTGACGGGTTGCTTTTCCCAGGAAGCTTCATCGGACCAGTGGCCGCCCAGGTACAGGCGTGTGGCCCGCATGCGTTCATTGCGGAAGCGGCGAAGAGACCAGCGATCACGCTGCATTGCCAGGCAGAGGCGATCCACGTCAACCTTGTGCTTCTTTGCTTTGGCCACGTTCCTTCCCCTCGCGCTGCTCTCGCCTCGATCTTACATATTTGTCGCAGCTCTTGCAAAGGAGGGGATAGTCGAACGGATAGGTTTTCATGACGGAGCGCTCGAAGCTGCCGAGCTCGCAACGCAGGCAGCGGTCGCAAACGGCGGCCAGGTCGTCACCGAGTTTCAGTACGATCATCACTCACCTCTTGGCCAATGAAACCGTCTTGCTGGCCTTCCGGAATCGGAATGTACATGTCCACGATCTTTGAGGAGCAAAGGGGCGAGCGTGCCCGGTGCATGACTTCCACCTCGCCCCGGACTTGGTGCATGTACTGCACCACGTCCACCTCGCGAGACTCGCGAGCACGCACCTTTACCTTGACCTTCTCCAGTTTGCACTCGTGGCAGGTAAACATCACTTCGATCATCGCTTACCTCTCGTCATGGCGGCCCAGGATCAACTCCGCAAGCGCCTGCCCACAAATGAAGCCACGCAGGTAGTTGCTCAGGTGCACCCGAACCCGCTGCTCCTCTGCGGCCCGCGTCTCACGCTGCACGGTGCACAGCGAGGCCCGCACGTGGGCCAGGATTTGCTCGACGGTCGCACCGCCTTCAATGGTTTTCTGGATCGCTTGAAGATGATCTTCGAACATCGGTCTGCTCCACGATATGGTCGGGAAAAGGGATGCCGGGCTCAAGAAGCTGGAGCCATTGAGCCTGCGTGATCGTCATGACGTAGATCGGAGTCGGGGGCTCCGGTTCGAGACGCGGCACCCACTTGACCGGCGTGCGCCGGAAGAGGGTGCCGCAAAGTTTCTCCGTGGTTGGCTCGCCCACAATCACGTCGCCGAAAACCTCTTTCTCCAGCTTCTTGATTTCGTCGCCGCTCACTTGGCTACCTCGCCATCCTCATGGAGCCCGAACCCTTCGAGCAAATACCAATCCTGAACGTCGCTGCCCAGAATCGGCATCTGGCTAATCGAGCCAATTTTGAGCGGCTCTTTGGTCAGGTCGGGCGAAGGGATCGCGCCTTCAAAGGCGTTGCCAGGCGTGACAACCCATCGGCTCGCCGAGGGCGCTGGGGTATTGTAGCCGCCCACGCCCGGGCTGTAATAGCCGAGGCCGCCCCAGGGGCTAAAGGGTAAGAACGTCACTGCCACGACAGCCACGGTGCCCGTGAGGTTCATGAGGAAGAAGCCCCAGAACACCCGTCGAGAAAGGAAGATCATTGAAATGCCTCCGCAAACCAGCGTCCTTGCGGAGTTGGAAACGGCAAGCGTCGTTACTTGCCGAGAACCCAAGCAACATGCGGGCAGCAGTAATAGTGCTTGTGAATTTCGATGTCGGTGAACTTGTACCGGACCGGCCAACGCGCCAGCCACCACTTTGGAAACCAGCGCTCGCGAAAGTGTTGCCACCAGTTGGCCGGACAGGCAACCTTGCGCGTGCACACTTCCTCCTCGACTCGCTCCTTGGCGATTACCGCCGTAGTAATCCGGAGCACTAAGTCTTGGGTCCGCTGGCACAGATAGGCTTCAACCTGCAACTCGTTCCTGAGAAAGTGGAGTTGCTCTCTCTGAAACACGCGCTCCAGCGACAGCCTCACCTTTTCGAGTACAACCTGCTCGAAGTCAGGCCGGAGCACTTTGGAAAAGTCAGGCACAGCGTCCCCTTTAGGAAAACATGCCCACAATGAACTTGATTGTCCAGGCAACGACAATCGCCATCAGGCAGACCACACCAGTAGCGCAGCCAAGGTCAAGCCACCATTCACCAAGCGGGTTCCATTTCATGCGCACCGTTCCCCCCATTCATCCTCTTGGGCCTGCTCCGCCAGCATCCGCCGCCACTGGAGCGAGCCCACGCCAACCTTTTTGACTTCCTCTTTCTGCCGCCGCCTCAGCATGCGCGGATCGAGCAGCTTGCAGGCCAGGGCGTCCGCAATCACATGATCGCCATGGTTCACCATGCCCGTTGCCGGGTTGAGCTTTCGCATGCCCGAGTGTTCCAAAAGACCCTTCTGGTTCCATTTGTAGTCCAGCGTTTCGAGCAGCGCGTGCTCGCAGCGATTGATGAACAGCCGCATGGACAGGGCCGAACGATAGTCGTGCAAAAGGATGCGGAGATTCTCGCCGTTGTTGGCCCAGCCGGGGGTGTCGGCCAGATGCAGCTTCATCGTCATTTCCGGCTGCTTCATGTAGATGTTGGGATAGCCCAACTCCAAGACGCGCTTGCAGAGCACCATGCCGGGGCCTTGCTGCTCCCACGCAAACCAGCCGCCTTGCCCGCTCTCGTCGGCGAACAGCGTGCAGATCGCCACGCATAGGGTCCCAAAGGTGCGCGGGTCCAGATGCGCCGTGGTGTACTGCAAGACTTTCTCGCCGGTCAAACCATTGACGCCACTAAGGCATGAAGGCGTTGCTCCAACCCCCTGAGAAACGTCCGCTCCGAATTTGTAAGGAGCCGGAGGGGGTCGGTCGAACCCGTCAAGCTGGAGCCAAAGCTTAAGAGGGCCGCCAGGCGAGCGAGTGAGTCCCAATGGCTTTCCCGTGTCATCGTCCCAATGAATATCGCCTTCCCAGTAGGGGGCGCAGCAATACTCCGCACGCAGAGATTGAATAACGATGGGATCGAAAAACTGTGACACGGACCCCTTGGGGTCAATGTCAAGGTCCATGGCGATAGCGCGAGAATCCCCCTTACGGCGGCATTCTCGATCATACCATGTTGAGCGAAGGCCAGGGAAAGGACCTCCGGTTGGCGATCCATCGGTGATGAAATGATAATCTGCGGGGAAGGGATAGGACGTGTCCTCCACTTCCACACGGTTTTTGTTCGTGTCGTACCGATACGCGCCACCCCGACGTTTAGGATGCTGGCTCCAATGAAGAACGAGCTTACGGAAATCCACTCGCTGCGATAGTTCGTAAAAAGCGGTATCGAGTCCGAGGTGGGTTCCATTGAAAATTCGACAGCCGGTAGCGTCGGAGGTGCGATGTAGAACTTCATAGTCGTCCTCAATCTGCGAAAACTCGTCAATCGCCATGGCGGTTAGCGTGCCGCCCACGCCGGCCTTGCCCGTCGAAGCCTCACCAAAGATCGAGCCGCCCAGCTCCTCATTGCCAAAGTACAGCTTCCGCCGCTTCCACTTCTTGGGCATCATCCAGTCCGGCAAATAATTGAGGATGAAGTCGATCTTCCAAAAGAGCGAGGAAGGCTTGTCGCTCTCCACCGCTTTCTCGTCGCGGCTAATCATCAGGAGCGCCACGTTGCGGCGAAAGAGCCAGAGCCACACGAACAGAATGACCATCATCCAGGAAGCGCCCATCTGCCGGCTTTTCTCGATCAGCAAATCTTCGTCGTTGTCCACGCACCACACGAGCTGATCGAACGCCGCTTGCTGGAAGTCCCAGCA